AGAGAAGGTAATACAGGTGGATTAGTCCAGGGGTCCACCGAACAAACCGCGTTCGATAAACTTCACTGCTTCGTCATCTACAGTATTGTCAGTTTGCTCTGCCAGTTTGGCGAGAAGGTCAACGACAAGACGCTTAACCTTTTCAGAGTTAAGGAATGAAAAAAGGATAGGACGAATAAGGGTGATCATAATTTAAGAGGGTTTTGTGGGCCAAGTTACGTTGTGTGGAAAGCTTTCCGAATCAGTAATGTCCCGCAAAGCTTGACGGTATGTTTGCCATTCAGTCTTCTTTTCTGTCGTTAGAGGACTGTCTGGCAATACAGTCCAGTCGCACTCTGCCAAAAATTGATCACGGTCTGATCTAATTTTATCGGCAGCAGCAGCGTCAATTTGAGCACGCCATGCAGTTTCATGTTCTGCAGCGGTGCCTTCATCGTTGTCAGTAAAGACTGGACCTGCAATATATTTAGTAAACCATTTTCCATTAACTTCTTCAACACCATTATAAACACTAATTTCATAAGGAGCGGTTACAGTGGCGTCTGGACCATTGAATACTGGGTCATAACCAAAATCATTCAATATATTATTGTTAATTTTTTTTGGAAAACTAGTCCTAGGATGTCGTGATTTGAATTCACTGATTGTAATAATTTCGCCTGTAGTACGGTTGCGTATTGACATAATTATGATGAGATAGCCATGTAAACATAAGTGCCGCCGCTAGCGTTTAGCTCAGCAGGAGCGGATGAAGTAATTCTAAACCCAGAGCTTAATGGGTCAATGTAGTCGTAAGAGTTAATTTCTGTTCCTGAAGTGTTTCTTATATACGTATCGTTGCCACTAACAAGCCCCATTGCAGTATTAAAAAAGAACCAATTACCAGTACTATCTCGCCTTTTGATTAATACAAATTGAGCACCAGAGCTAAATCCACAATCTACGTCTACATTATTACCTGTGCCCGAATATGTGCCAATGTCAATTACACCTGCAGTACTAGCAAATAAAAATGCGGCGAAAGATTTACCCTGCTGGTTTATATTACCACTAGATCCTATGGTAAATGTAGTATCAGAAACTGAAGAAAAAAGGTTTGTAGTGGTTACTACGGCACCAGTGCTATCTATATCTAATTTTTTATTTGCTTCAAAGGGGAATGTAGAACAGTTCCAACCCCCAGTGTTTGTATCCACGATCCATATCAAATCCGGCGTTGTTCCAAGGGTATGACTAATCGTATGGGATGCTCCAGTGCCGTAATAACGCTGCAAGTCAAATGCGCCTGGACATTTTTTGAAGAAAAGATCATAATACTTTTTACCGGATCCATTAGTTCCACTATTAGAACTGTATTCTACAAAATTGTCTTTAGTTTTATGGACAACAACGTGATCAGCAGGAGAAGTACCACCAGTAAGCCTGACATACCTATTGTTCCTGCTTTGCCCCCTAAAATTTGTAAAGAATGGATCAACAACATCCCTAGCTTTAGTCAATGCCCAATCAGCCCTGAAATTAATTTGACTGTCAAGCACACTACCATTTCCGGTACGAGCCCTTTGCTGAAAGAAATCAGAAGCAGATTCCGCTACTTTATGTGGGGAACGGATTGCCATGTACATGTACTTTCGACCAACTTGATTATTGTGGCTACTACTAGTTACTAGTTGGAATCCATTGCCCCTAAGATTTACATTTCTATCGTAATTTTCGTTTTGAGCCCGGTTTACATTAAAATAGTAATCCGTGTCATTAGTACCTTGTTCTTCTCCAATATGTTCCTGCCTTGCGCTATCGTAAAGTTGCCAATCTGTACCACTATTTTCCATCCCTTTAATTAAAAGGAATTGAGGTTCAAATCCAACGTCAATAGTCTGAACACTACCAGCTCCGGTGTATTCCCCACAGTAAATAATGTTTTCGTTTCCGTTTTTACCAAACTCTTGAGAGTCGTGACCAAAAACAAATGCAATATAGTTATAGCCATTATTATTGACCATACTATTGCTGGATATAGTGAAGTGAGTAGTACTGTTATTATTAACAAAGATGGCAGCATTTGTGTCACCGCTATCATTATTTAACTCTTGATTTTTGTTGTCCGGCATTCCTTGGTGGTAAACCATCCAGTTCCAACCTTGCTGTCGTCCCGCAATCCATATCATGCCCGGAGCACTTCCTAAATCATGGGCAATATCGCGATCATTTTGACCATTTCCGGTGTAAAGAATAACATCAAAAAAGCCAGGAGCCTTGCGGAACGACCAAGCGACGTGGCGGCCGCTAGATGCGTTTACGTTGGAATTATCACCAAGAGTATATCCATCGCTGTTGAAAGAAGTGACATATTGATTACTTGTTCCCCCCTCTGTTGTACTTGAGTCAGGTCTGCTTTGTTTACTTATGCCCCTTTCAGTATCGACAATATAATGACTGTTAGAAGCGTTCCTTCTCTTCATCCATACCATTCCACCTTCACCGCTCAAATCAAGACCGTTTTGAACTTGTATCGTTCCTGATCCAGTACCTTCGTAAATAAAGCAATTAAATACTTCTTCGGCGTATAAGCCCTCGCCCCCGGAGCCAGAGCTACCAGGGACCATATTATCGTGAAAAATGCTCATGAGTATGCAAGGGTGACAATGCAGTGAATAGAGGTAGAAGACCTAACAATGTAATCCAGTCGGTCAACAGAACCAGCAGCAGTTGAAATTGCCGGGGCGGCTCCGCCAGCAAAATCATAGTGAGAACCAAAAGTTAGAGTTCTAGAACCAGTTCCATCTTGCACAAGGAAGATAGAACCAGATTGACCGGGAGTCAGGTTAGAGGGGTTAGCCAGCGTGACATTTGTTCCAAGCGTCAACGTGAAGTTGCAGTGACTTGCAAAGTTAGGTGTAACGGTTGATCCACTGCTAAGAGTACCAATCTCAGCGACAGCACCAGCTTCGGCAGTAATAATGCCTGAAGCATTTAGAGTGCCGGTGACATCTACGCCGCCGCTAGTGGTTTCAAGTTTTGTCGTGCCGTTGTGCTTGACCTGAACTGCTCCGGCACTTGTAGTTTCCAGCAGTGTATTGTCGGTATCAGCATTTCTCAAATACAGCTGATTTGCGTCGATATAGAGACTGCCAACCCCGTGCTCTTGGATAAAAGAA